ATCGCTGGCTTCCTGCGGAGCTTCGGGTTCAGGTTTCTTCTCCTGAGCCATTTCCATGACCTTTTCGGTGATGCGGTGATACACAGACGTAGGCAGGCCCTCCGTGGACTCGTAGCCCTCGGCGGCCAGCAGGGATTTCAGGACGCCGTTCGCTTCCTGTCCAAAGGCGCTCGTCGCCATCTTGAAAAGCGTCTGACGCTGATCCTGCGTGATGGGTTCATCCTTTTCAGCCTCGGTCACTTCGCCGGTAGCAGGATCGACCACCAGAGCGAAGCCATCCGTCGGAAGCTCGCCCATGTCGAGGACTTCCTCCTGACTGTAAATGCCCATAATCATATCGGGGCAGTTCATGCGGCCAAAGAACGAAGCGGCGCGGTACTGGATCATCACGTCGGGCATGGTCTTCCACTTGCTGCCGTTTTTACTCGTCCAGCCTTCGTCGTTCGCCATATTCATCGTGATTTTCGGGCCGTAGACCTTGTGGCCGGAGTAATCCTCCGCCCAAGCGCGGCAGCTCAGGCCGCCGTCGGCTTTGTCGCGGCCGAACTCGAACTGCAGCTCAGTCTTGTACCGGCGGCTGCTGTTAATCATGGCGATGATCCACTGGCTCGACCACGCAGGGCGCCCGTTGACGATGTAGAGGTTCTGCATCACCATCATCGGACTGGTGTTGATGCGAGATGCCATCTCAATAGCGATCATGCAGTTGCCGACGTTTCCGTGGTACTCCTTGGGGACTACCGTAGACGACGCAAGGCACTGGGCCATGCGCAGAGCCGTATTGAAGCTCGCGCCGTCAGCGAAGACGCTCAAGGCTCCCCCGCCGGCAGTTTTCTGAGCCACAGCCCCAGCGGGCGCCGTGCTCAGTTTGTTTTCGTTGCTCATGTTGACCTCCTGTTATTCTCCGGTTTTACCGGGTGCTGACGCTGGTGGTGTAGGTTTCGCGGAACTTGATACCGGGGATCTCGACCTGGCCCTTGGACATCTTAATCAGGCGGAGCACCGCAGCCTTATCGACCGGGCGCAGCTCAATGCCAATGAGGGACACGGGAACCTTAGACCAGTCGCACTCGGACTCGCAGATTTCCCACGTCTTGCTCTGGGAGATGCCCTTGACCTTGGGCGTCTGATGCTGGACGCCACCGGCGATGGACACCCCTTCCATCATCTCGGCTTCGGCCATAGCGTACTCTGCGCCAACAGCGTCACCGTTAGCCTCGGCTTCGGCAGCTTCATTCAGGTGGCGGTCGATCTCGGCCTGAGCCAGTCGGCGCATGGCCTCCTCCTGCTCACGGCGCTTGCGCTCCTGCTCCGCGCTGTACTCGTTCACCTTGGTCTTGACGATCTTCTCCGCCTTTTCCAGAGGCTCAATCATTTCCTTTCTGTGGTTCAGAACCTCGTCGTAGCTCTTCTTGGCGGACACGCGGAGAGGCTCCCAATAGTCCTTGACCTGCTTCTGGGCCTGCTTGATCTGCTTCAGGAACAGGCCAGCGTCCTCGAAATCCGCTCCAGAGGCGACGACGACCGCTTCGGCCCGCTGCTCAATCAAGCTGACTTCTTTGCCGAGCTTGCTCTCTTCAGCGTTCATCACGGTCACGTTCTCTTCTGCGGTGTCAAGGACAAGGGCATTGCTTCCGATGGTCTTTGCGTCGTTCATACTGACACTCCTTTTCGTTTATTTGTAAGACTGTTCATAGTCGTACAGACATTTCAGCGCCCCGACTACGCGGCATCTGGCGGGGTCTTTGGCCGGGAACTCGCGGAACGACCACTTCCCGTCCTTTTTCAGATGCAGAATGTGCTTCCGCTGCGGCGTGATGCCGTGGGAAATAAGGGCCTGCGAATAGGCTTCAAGCTGGACGCCGCAGGTCATTTCCAGCAGCGAGTAGGTCGTCTTGAAGTCAATCAGCTCCAACAGGCCACCGATCTCGCAGAGCAGGTCAATCGTCCCGCCGTAGCGCATCAGCTTGTGGTAGATGCGCACCTCAGAGCCGAAGACCCGCGGTTTATACTGCTTCCACCACTCCATGAAGCCGTTGAAGTAGCCACGATGCTCCGACGGAATGTCGTCGATGCCGAACTTGATCCAGTTCTCGATGCTGTTATGCACCGCAGAGCCTTTGATGGCGGCGTTCTCAAGCGTCCGCTTGCTGATACCGCCGTAGCACTGGTCTTTCAGCGGCTCCATCAGCTCCGACACGCTCGGGATGATGTCGCCGTTCAGCCGGTAGATGTGGCTGGCCTCGTCGAACGTCAGCTCTGGCAGTTCAGGAACCTCAACCGTCATATCCATCGGGGATGTCCTCCTCGCTCGCGGTTTTCCAGTCGTGGCCGCACCGCTCTACCAGATCGCTGAGTGGCGTGTCTTCGAGGCATTCCTCGCAGAAGGCGTCCCCGTCAATCTCGCCGTATTCCGCTCCAACCGGGAGCGGCTCGGTTTCTCCGCAGCACTTGCAGTCCACGCACTGGACGTTTTCGCCCTCCTGTACCGTCTTCCACTCCCAACCCAACTTCGGGATCAGGACGCAGAGCGGCAGGTCATCCAAGCATCCCTCACACCACGCCTCACCGTCGATGTCGGCGTACTCGTCGCCGGGGACAATCGGCTCGCCGCAGGAACGACAGTACGTCACCGGCGTCGGGTCTGGCGCGTTTGGGCAGCCGCTCAGGCAAGGGCTGTGCATACAGATGTCGCACATAAGTTTCTCCTCCCAATCGCATTGATTCTCTCGCGCATCACATAATCTTCCAGCTCGTTTCTGAACAGCAGAGGCACATACTCCTCGTCCTTGCCGTTCAGGTCTGCCTTGCGGACGGTGTGCTGCATGATGGTGACCATGTCATCCACATCGAACCAGAAGCCGGTCTCATTCTGGACGTCCACGATGATGTTTCCCAGCTCCTCGGTGTTCAGCTTCGCCGTGTCGATCATGCCAGCACCTCCGCCCATGCGTCCGCGTATTCCATCACCGTGCGGCTGTACGACGTGGTCGTGTAGCCTTTGCTGAAGACGTGCTCCTGAGCGCCGCCCTCGCCGTAGTTGTAGCAAATCAGGGCTTTGTGCCAGTCCCCGTACTTCCCGTACAAGTCGCTCAGGATGAACACGCCAGAGCGGATATTCTGGTACGGGTCGGCCAGATCCGTGACTCCGATTTTCTCGGACAGCCATTCGGAATTGATGCTGTTGATCTGCATATAGCCGTAGCAGCTTCCGTTTGCGGCTGTGGCCGTGAACGAGCTTTCGGCCTGAATGACGCCCAGAGCCACGTTCTGAGGGACGCCGTATTCTTCGCAGACAGCAATCAGATGGCACTGCAGGTCGAAGTCCAGCGGAATCTCCTCATGCAGATAGCCTTGCTCCAGCAGAGCGGCCTCGATTTTCTCGTTCTCGTCCTCTTCCTCTACGGGTTCCGGTTCCCGAGCAGGCTCAGTCGTCATCTGGACGGGCTGGTATGTACTGTCGTGCTCTGCAGTCAGTAGAACCGGCTCAGCCTGCAACGCAGGCGGCTGCGGTGTTGGTTCGGGCACCGTTTCGGCTGCCCCCCCTGTCAGGGCTACGATGCTGGCCGTGGTCAGCGCCAGCACGGCCGCTGTGGTCGCCAGCTTGATTCGCAAGATGCGGCGGCGTCTTCTTCGCCGTTCCATTCGGGTCATGATGCTTTGTCCTCCTTCGTTTTCTCAGGTGTCGCGCAGAACGGGGCCAGATCCAACGGTTTCATCAGCCGAATGGCCTCCGCAAGCTCCTGTGGGCTTTTGATGCCATACTCTTCCGCGAGTATAGCCATCAGACTACTTTGATCCATGGGCATCACCATCTTCGTTCAGAGCCATCTCTCCGATGGTCTTCAGCTCGCTCACGGTCTTTGCCAGATCGTCGAGGTAGGCCAAAACCTCTTGAAGCGCCGGTTTCTCGTCTTCGGTGATTTTCCCGTCAGCCGCGATGTCAAGGAGCGTGTCCTTGACATCTCCGAGCTTTTCGGTCTTCAGGCTCTTCAGCAGCTTGACCGTCACGCGGTCAATGCCCACCACTTCATCTGAGAGCGAATGCCTGCATCCAATCGGGCACTCGTTCAAGCAGTAGTGGTTCAGCAGCCACGGGGCGTTGTACCTGTCAGCCATGAGCACCGCCTTATCGACCGGCATGAACTTTGTGTTCCCCAGCTCTGCATCTGCCAGCGAAGATACCGACATTCCGAGTTGCTCAGCCGCGCTCTCACGGCTACATAGCCTGTCATCATATTCAGCAGCCTTTTTTCTGGCTTGATACCACGGATTTCCCGCCGCTTTCGTAGCGTCACGTCCCATTTTCTCTGAGCCTCCAATCGCCTATAATTACCGTAGTGGCAAGATGAATTATCCGAGTGGCTAATCATCGGGCAAAAAAATATACACCGACGCCGATGATGGCCTCGATTAACCAGTTGGCAACTTGCCGTCGAAGAAAAAGTCGTTCACCTGCGCATTGTTCAGCGTGAGCAGGCTGGCGACCTCCGGGACTTCATCCAAGGTAAACTCTACTTCGCCTCTCTCTTTTCTCCCATAGGAGACTTCCGTGAGGCCGAGCTTCTCTGCCATGTACTTCTGCGTAAATCCAAGCCTTGCGCGGGCTCCCTTGATTTCGAGTGGTTTCATAATGTTCACCCCTTTCTGACTATCTTTTTTTGAAGATAATTGACCTATGTGATTATTATAATTATCCACATGGCTAATGTCAATAGTT